ATTTCATTGAAACCATCTTCAATTCTGTTAATGCTGTTACAGACCCAATTGTAATCAAAAGAATTGAAGATGGTTTCAATGAAATCATTGACATTGCAAGAAACAATAGCAATAAGTTCACACCAACAAACGCAGCGTATGATCCAGTAACCGGTCTTATGGTTGTTACTATTGGTTCGCATGATTTCCAACTTGGCGATACGATTATTATCGAGCAAGAAAGCATTACTTTCCAGTGTGGTTCTCCTGCTGTTGAAATTTCTCACCCAAGAATAACAGATCCAGCGTTTAATACCGCTTTACCAATCTTAGCAAAGACAACTACTACAATCACTGTAAACGTTGGTAACGCTAACGGTTATACAGGTGCTCATACATTTGTAAGTGCTACTGCAAACGCAATTCGTGATGCAGGTATCTATGACGGTAAGTTTACACCTCTAGATGCTACGTATAATCCAATTAGTGGTGATATGACACTCACAATTGGTCAACATAGTTTACCAGTTGGTAAGTGGGTTTCTTTTGCAGATGAATCTATTACATTCTCTTGCGCTAATACAGTTGCAAATACTACTGTTGAGATCTCTCATCCTAGAGTTGGCGAACCAGCGTTTAGACAACCAGTTAGAATTACTGGTGTAACATCTAATACGATTACTGTAAATGCAGCTAATGCTAACGGTTACACTGGTGCTCATACATTTGTACGTGCAACAGTTGATTGTGTTGATACAAATGCTATCTACTGGACAGATCCAGCTAAAATTGCTTCTTTCCATACACCTACAGCCGCAACATATAATCCTACAACAGGTGCTATGACTGTCACTTTAGGTGAAGATCATGGATTTATTGCTGGCGATCACATTGAGTTTAAGCCTAACAGCGTTGTATTTAGTTGTGCTAATAGCGGTACAGGCAGTACTACTGAGATTTCTCATCCTAGAATTGGCGAGCCAAACTACATGATGCCACTTGAGGTTCTATCAGTAAGCAACACTGCAATTACTGTAAACCCAGGAACATCAAATGGTTATACAGGTACTCATACATTCGTAAGCGCTGAAGAAGGCGGAGTAGTTAAAACACCTTCTGGAGTTACACGTCAAGGTAGAAATGCTGCGATCAAACTTCAAGAAAATAGAACATTCTTGCAAGACGAAGTTGATGCTTGGATTAGAGACAACTATTTTGTTTACAAAGAAGATCTATGCGCAAGAGATACTGGTCTAATCTTAGATGCGGTACGTCGCGATATGGCAACTGGCGCAAACGTTAATACTGTATTTGCTGGTTTAGCTTATCGTTCAGGTAATGCAAGTGCAACTGAAGTTGTTACAAATCAACTTACAGAAACTGTAGGCGCTATTACTTGGCTAAAAGGTCAAATTCAAGGTATCACAAGTGGTACTGGTGAAACAAGAGCTAATGCAGCATTCGATGAAATCATCGACATTATGCAAAACGGAGTTGGCGCAGCAAACACAATCGTATTTGGAACATCATATGTTTCTGAAGACGCTATGCAAGCAAAAACTGCATTACAAGCTAATAAAGCATTCTTAAAAGCAGAAGTTACAGCTTGGATTGCAAATACTCATCCATCTCTAACGTATGATGTTGCAGATTGCGAAAGAGATCTTGGTTACTTCATTGATGCAATTTCTTGGGATGTTCAACACGGTTCAAATGCAGCAACACTAAAGAATGCTAGATTATATTTCGATAATGCAGTAGGCGTACTTGCTGAAGAAGAAAAGCCAATTACTGCTTCAGCTTATAAGCACATCGCTAAACTAGCTGGAATGATTGTAAGAGAAGAAGCTGTAACTCCAGAATCTTTATCAACACAAACATTTAATGCATCTAGCAATGCACTTACACCTACAACAGCAACTTATAATCCAGTAACTGGAGTAATGGTAGTAACTGTTGCTTCTCACACATTGTCTGCTGGTGATTATGTTGTAATTAGAGAAGGTGGCATTACTTTCCAATGCGGTTCACCTGTTGTACAAATTTCTCACCCAAGAGCAACAGACCCATATTTCAATACACCAATTCGCATTGACGAAACAACTTCTACAACACTAACAATGCAGGTTGGTACTGCTGGTGGTTATACAGGTGCTCATACATTTGTAAGCGCTATTGCAAATTCAATTAGACCATCAGTTGCTCCTGCTGTTGCAAATGAAGTCGTTGGTTTATTTGAAGCGATTGGTAATATTGTTTTAGAAGATAACTTCACAGAAACATTCACAAACGCTGGATACGGAACAGGCATTCCACAAATCAAAGAACCAACTCTTGCTGGAACTGGATATGACTCAGGAATTAATTCTCAATACGAGAGAATTTCTGGTGCTACAGTTAAATATCAAAGAGAAATTATCGACTTTATTCGTGAAGAATATAACGGTCTTGGATTTGATACTGATCTTTGCTACAGAGACACTGGTCTTATCATAGATGCTATTACAGAAGACATGGAATACGGTGGCGATGGAGCTGCAACAAATGCAGCAGCATTCTACTTTAACAATGCTGTAAGTATTCTACCATACGATCAAAGAGAGCCAACAAGATTAGCATTTGAACACCTAGCTAATACTATTGAAGACGTTGTTCAAGGTACTACAGTAACACCTACAACAGGTAACACTACTACACAGATCGTTGCTGGAAGCGTTGCTAATTCTGCTACAGGACTTAGAGCTAAGACTCTTACTAACATCGTATCTTCAACAATAGATAACAGATTAGTTATTCCTGATTATACTGGTTCACTTGATGAACTGCAGAAAGTACCAGATCCTCTTCCATCTGCAACAGCAGCATTGCTACCGGCGATCGAGCCAAGCAGAACATTTGCTCGTAAGTCTTTACAGAAGAATAAGAATCTTATTCAAGACGAAGTTGTTGCATTCATTAATGACAAATACTTTGTTTACAATGAAGACAAGTGCGCAAGAGATGTTGGTTACATTCTAGACGCCGTTAAGCGTGATGTGCAAACTGGTTCTGATTATCCAAGTAAATATGCCGGTCGTGCATACAGAGCTGGTAATGTTGGAACAGACATCGTTATTAACGAACAACTAGCAGAAACAATCGAAGCTATCAAGTACATTAAACTAGATGTTCTTTCAAGATTAAATGATGTTGCATTAACAAGAGCTACAAACGCTTTTGACAACATTATTAGCATCATGAAAAATGGTACTACTGGTTTAACTTACAGCTCATTCGGTACAGCTTATGTTGGTGCAAGTAACAATAACGCAACAGACGGATTGCAAGTTAACAAAACATTCTTGCAAGCCGAAGCTATAGCTTGGATTAATAGACAAATTGCTACTAACCAACCAGGTTTTGTTGGTCTTGTATATGACCAAGCTAAATGTTCAAGAGACGTCGGTTACATGATTGACGCGGCTTCTTATGATGTAAAACACGGTTCTAATGTTGCAATGAGAGATGTTGCAAGATTATACTTTGAAAATGGTCAATCAGTTCTACCTGTAAATCAAAGAGCAGTAACAGCTGCTGCGTTTAGTCGCATTGCTACAGTGGCAAGACAAGTTGTTCTAAAACAAACAGTAACAAAGTCTGTAGGAAATGCGCTTGACCCAGTAACCTCATTTGGTAACGTAGTTGGTGCAACTGGTGATACTGTTTTTGGTTTAGTAAACATTGTAACAGATCTTATTACTGCAGGTGATGTTATCGCAATGCCAGCAGCAGTTGAAGCTCAAGTTACTAATGGCGCAGCAGTTAATTACATTTATGAAACATCTGTTGCAATCATTGAAGGTCGTAAAGCACCTTTACAAGCAAGCATTAATGAATATCTGCAAGACACTTTTGATTATCTTGAGTATAATCAAGTTAAGTGCCGCCGAGATGTTGGTTACATGGTTGACGCGATCTCTCACGACATTCAATATGGTGGAAACGCTGCTATGTGGAATGCAGCTCAGATCTACTTTGTAAACATGACAAACTTGCTACCTCTTGACCAAAGAGATGCAACAAGAAATGCATTTACAAGAATGTCGAATGTAATCTATGATGTTATTCGCAACGTGCCAGTTGTAAAATCACCAGGAAATACAGCTGTTCAAGACATGTCAAACCTTACTGCAAGAAGAGAAATTGCTACAGAAGCAAAAGCTCTTGGCTTAATGGTTGCAAATATCGCTGATGATAACAATCCTAATAACTTACCATCTAGAATTGAACCAGAAAATCAAAACTGGATGCCATCAATTGTTATTACTGAAAAGAATATTGTTGATAACGCGCTAGAAACTCTAGTGACAAGCATGATCAACTTTATTTCTACTGAGTATAACGGTATCAGCTATCCTAAAGAGAAATGCCGTCGAGATGTTGGTATCATTGTAGATGCGCTATCTCACGATGTTCAATACAGTACAAACTACGCAACAAGACTTTGCGCAAATATGTACTTTGACAATGCAACAAGTGTTTTACCATTCGATCAGCGAATTCAAACTGCTGATTTCTATGTTGAATTAGCTGGCTTGCTTGGTAATATCGTTCTAGAAGGTGAAGTTGGACAAAACACTGCAAATGATCCAGCCACAGCAGTTGAAGCTGAAGCTGTAAAAGATCTAGTAAGAATTATTGAAGAAGCAATTCGTAGAGATAGTTTAGATGCTATGCCAGCACTTGTTGAGCCAGATACTTCATGGGTACAAGCAGCTGAACTAGCAGCAGGTGAAGCAATTGATGCTCAACTCAACGATCTTGCAGATGACGTAACAGACTTCTTAAGAGATAACTTCACTATTGTTGATTACAGCAAAGCAAAATGCCGTCGTGATTCTGGTTATATCTTAGATGCTATGTCTTGGGACCTTAACTACGGTGGTAACCTTGCTTCAAGATGGAATGCTGACTTCTATTTCTGGAATAACATTTTAAGAATTCCAGAAAATACAAGAGAAGCAACTGCTAAAGCTTATCGTCAACTTGGCGATATCGTAAGCAAGGTTGTAACAGGAAGCTACGAAGGACAAGTAACAAGACCAACAGTTGGAAGCCAAGATCAAGCTACACAAGCTTATGATCTAGGATTAATCTTCTATAACGCATTGTTATATAATACACCAAAGGCTCTTGGACCAACAATTAATCCAAACTTTGAGTGGGAAGAAAATAGACAGTTTGTATTTGCTAAAGATATTCTTGCAAATAACAAAGTTAAACTGCAACGCGAAGTACAAAGATTTATTACTTCTGAATACAAGTTTATTGATCTGCCTAAAACTTATCGTGATGCTGGTAACTTGCTAATAACTCTACAGAATGATATTAAAGATAAGTCTGGAAGACCTGGTGGATATAACTTACCTGGTGGTGTAATTAGCGAAGGATCAGATAGATCAACTAGAGCTTTTGCTGGTGCGTTGTTTAACATCAATGCTCAACACGTATTCCCAGTGTTTAACCCACCTGCATCTTTTGCAAATTGGCGCAAGCTAAGATTCAAAGGTACTGTAGAAAATTCTACAATAAGAAATGCATTAACAGGCATGAAGCGTTGGGACTCATATATTATTCCAATAAATAATAGTGGTAATCGTTACATAGGCGAAATCTGGTATTGGACTGGTACAACTTGGGCAACTGCTGGACAAAATAACACAGACCTTCTTGAGTCATTTGTTGATGCTTACGGGCGTATTAAAGATTACATAAATACAAATGTAGCAACACAAACTGCTCAAAGAACAATGATAACTGAACTTATTGATAACGTGCTAATTGATAGCGTAATCCGTCCAAACTTCTTGGTATTCGGTTCACTAGTTGAATCAATTGCCCACCAGTTTAACGGTGCTTCAGCAGGTGTTAACAGAAATGCGTTACCATTGAACTTCAGAAACGTTGGGGCGGCTATTGGAGCAAATGCTTCTGTACTATCTGAAAATGGCGGTCGTATTAGATGGTCAGGATCAGACGAATTAAACAACCAGTACTTCGCAAGAGGACTAAAAATTAATGGTAGAACGGGTAGAATCGAAGGTCGTCCGTTTACATCATCTGTAAGAAAACTTGCAAGAAGAGCATCTAACTCAAGGGCATCACTATAATGACAATTACAACTATAGTTACAAGTCAGTCACCTGACGCTAAACCGGTCGCTAAGTCTTTTACCTTAACGACTAACTGGCAAATAATGATCGAGGTACCTCAGTATGAAGTACCTGAACTTGTGTTCGGTGGATCTACAACAGTTGAACCTGGTGTAGGTGAAGTTATTTCGCCTTTAATTCTATGCAATTTTACAGCTAATACTGCCTCAGTAGATGTTCGAGCTTATAGATATATAGAAAATGATGTATTTTTTATTGTAAGAAACTTGCAAATACCGGCTTATGACACTATCCCGTTACCGCTTAACGGACAATTCTTCAAAACTGGTGATTTATTAGAAATTAAAGCTGATACAAATTTAGCCGTTGATGCTACATTATCGTTTACACTTGGACAATCTGAAAAGGATGATGTATAATGGCGTTTAGATCTATAGGCGGAAGTAGAGTAATTGGACAAGGTAATCCGCAAGATGTACCGATCCAGTTAGATCCAGCACCATACGAAGGCGCCGTTGCTTATGGCTCTGATGGTCTTATCTACGTTTCAAACGGAACAGCATGGAATCCAGTTGGTGCCGGCCCTCAAGGCACAACCGGTATTCAAGGCGATACTGGTGTTCAAGGTGTACAAGGTACCTATGGACCTGGTTTTACAATCATTGGTTCTGTTCCAAACGTTAACGTTGCTCCACCAAACAATCCACAAACAACGCTAAATGCTGCGTTCCCTTCTGCTAATATTGGCGAAGGTGTAATTGACGATCTTCTAGATGAACTTTGGATTTTTGACGGAACTGTTTGGGTAAATATCGGTTCTTTCCGTGGTGTTCAAGGTTTCCAAGGTGTACAGGGCGTTCAAGGTCTTCAAGGTACAATTGGTGAAGAAGGTATCCAAGGTTCTCGCGGCTTCCGCGGTTTCCAAGGTGTTCAAGGCTTGCAAGGTACAACCGGTATACAAGGTACACAAGGTATTCAAGGCTTGCAAGGCACACAAGGTGCGCAAGGTCCACAAGGTACTACCGGTATTCAAGGTGATACAGGTATTCAAGGAACACAGGGCGTTCAAGGCGTTCAAGGTCCACAAGGAACAACTGGTATACAAGGTGATACAGGTATTCAAGGTATTGCTGGTGATTTCGGCGGGCTTTCTTACGATTTTACATACGACAATAATACAGCAAATTCAGATCCAGGAACTGGTAAAGTACGCTTCAGCAGCACAAACATGGCTGCTCCTGGTCTTGTCATGTATATTGACGACCAAGACGATGGTGGCGTTACTGTAACTGACGGCATCATGACTGAACTAGCAGGTGTTGCTGGTCCGGTCAAAGGTTACATGAAGATTGTAAATGGCGCTAACATTTATGATCAAGCAACATTTAGAATTGACGCTCCTGTAACAGATGCAACTCCAGCAACATTCTGGAGAGTAAGTTTAACATTTATTAGTGGTTCTACAGCTTTTACTAATGGAACTGACTTTAGAATTTCATTTGTAAGAAACGGCGAACAAGGCGTTCAAGGCTTACAAGGTATTCAAGGAACAACTGGTATTCAAGGTGATACTGGTATTCAAGGTACTCAAGGTCCGCAATCTACGCAAGGAACACAAGGTGTTCAAGGTGACACTGGCACCCAAGGTCTGCAAGGTGTTCAGGGCGTACAAGGTGTGCAAGGCATACAAGGCGTTCAAGGCGATACTGGCACACAAGGTGTTCAAGGTGTACAAGGCGACACTGGCATTCAGGGCGTTCAAGGTGTACAAGGCGATTTTGGACCACAGGGTATCCAAGGTAGCAGAGGTTTACAAGGTTATCAAGGAACAACTGGTATTCAAGGCGGTACCGGTGTGCAAGGTATTGTCGGATATAATGGTGGATTAACGTTTGAATGGAATTTCAACACTAATACTAGCATATCAGATCCTGGTGCAAGTCAGTGGAAAATTAACAGTGTTAATGCTGCCACAGCAACAAAATTAACTATTGACGATGTTCCATTAAATAATTTTGCAACTCAACTTGACGAGTTATTTGATTATTTACAAAACAAGCCAAACGTTGTTAAAGGTCAGATCATTATTGCTTCTAAGCAAGATAATGATGGTCCTGCAGGTCATCATTTTATTGTATATGAATTTACTAATTTTGTTTGGGACAGCGTAGCAAAAAATTATGGTACGTTTGATGTAACATACGTCCAAAGTTCTAATCTTGGTGTTGGTAATAATTGGAGCAACGTTGTTGCAGACCACGGCGCCGAAACAGTTATTAATTTCATACCACAAGGCGAAAAAGGCACACAAGGTGTTCAAGGTATTCAAGGCACTAGAGGCATTCAAGGTTTACGTGGTTTACAAGGCACTAGAGGTCTTCAGGGCGTACAAGGTGTTCAAGGTGACACCGGTGTACAAGGAGCGCAAGGTGTTGCAGGTTCATTTGGTGGAGCATCATTTGAATACGACTTTACTCCAGACGTTACTCCAACAGGACCAGCAACTGCTAGATTTAAGTTTAACAACACAAATATTACTACAGCAACAGTTTTAAGACTTTCTTCAACTGATACTACTGGTACTAATATTTCTGCGTACTTAGCTACTATTGCTAATAGTACAAGCGCAATTAAAGCTTATGTTAAACTTATTTCGATAGCAAATCCTAGTGTATTTGTTATTTACGGTATAACTGCTTCTACTCAAGTAAGTACTTATTTTAATATGACTGTTACGTACTTGTCTAAATCGGCAAGTATGGATGCGACATATTTAACAAACAATACAGATACTATTGTTTCTTTTGCTGAATCTGGAGATGCTGGTGTACAAGGCGTTCAAGGATTGCAAGGTACAACAGGTGTACAAGGCGATACAGGTTTGCAAGGTACAACAGGTGCCGGTACTCAAGGTGTACAAGGTGTACAAGGTGACTTAGGTTTCCAAGGTGTACAAGGTTTCCCAGGACCAATTGGCCCACAAGGTGTTCAAGGCGCTGACGGTATTCAAGGTGGTGGCGGTCTTCAGGGTATAACTGGTGGATTTGGCGGTATAACATTTGACTATACTTACAGCATCAACATTGCCGCGTCAGATCCTGGCTCTGGCATATTAAAATTCAACAACGCAACTTTATCATCTGCAACTACGCTGTATATTGATGATAGAGATGATAACTTTGTTGATATTCAACCGTTCTTAAGAACTATTGATGATTCAACAAGTCCTATTAAAGGTCATTATAAGGTATCTGAAAAATTAAATCCTCAGAATTTTGTAATATTTACTATTGCGTCATTAACAGAACAAGCGGGTTATTTCCAAGTATCTTCTGCCTTTGTAAGTGGATCAGTAACTAATTTCGCAAACTCTGCAGATATCACTATTACATTTGCTAGAACAGGTGATATTGGTCCTCGTGGTAATCAAGGTATACAAGGTTTTGAAGGTTTCCAAGGTCCTCAAGGTGTTGATGGCGGACTTGGTATTCAAGGTATTCAAGGTCCTCAGGGTATTCAAGGCGGGCGTGGTTTACAAGGAAGAGCAGGATTTATTGGCGGCGATGGTACACAAGGTTCTCAAGGTGTTCAAGGCACCAGAGGTCTTCAAGGTGTAGCAGGCGCTGACGGTGACGAAGGCTTCCAAGGTGTACAAGGTGTACAAGGCCGCACAGGAGCTGGTGCGCAAGGTTTGCAAGGTACACAAGGTGTTAAAGGAAATGACGGTATCGGCGCCGTTGGTATTCAAGGCTTCCAAGGTGTTGACGGTAATCAAGGTACGCAAGGCATACAAGGCACTAGAGGTCTACAAGGACGTTTTGGTCTTCAAGGCGCAAACGGTTCTGGTAATCAAGGTACGCAAGGTTTGCAAGGCGAAATTGGTGAAGGCCAACAAGGTACACAAGGTATGGCTGGCTCAGGCTTGCAAGGTAGCCTTGGTATTCAAGGTATTCAAGGACCAGATGGCCCGCAAGGTATAGATGGTACCGGTAATCAAGGTACACAAGGTTTCCAAGGTCCTGCTGGTATTGGTGACGAAGGTCTTCAAGGTGATACTGGTTTCCAAGGCATACAAGGTATTGCTGGCGATGAAGGTGGATCTGGCGTACAAGGTATTCAAGGTATACAGTCTGCACAAGGTGTTCAAGGTATTGCAGGCGGCGCAGGTGAATTTGGTATACAAGGTATTCAAGGTGTACAAGGTGATTTTGGTCCTCAAGGTCCTAGCGGTGCTGGTATTCAAGGACCACAATCTACACAAGGTATTCAAGGCAGAAGAGGTGTTCAAGGTCCGCTTGGCGCCGGCTCACAAGGTACTCAAGGTCATCAAGGTATTCAGGGTGATATCGGTATTCAAGGTTTCCCGGGTCAAGGTACTCAAGGTATGCAGGGTACTCAAGCTGCTCAAGGTTTCCAAGGTTATCGCGGTTACCAAGGTGTTCAAGGTGTTCAAGGTTTTGGTGCCGAAGGTGCTGTTAAAAACTTACAAAACGTTCATGAATCAGGTTTACAAACAACACCATTATTCCTAACAATGGTTGAAGGCGGTGCAACTGAGAGACCTCTTAATGCTACACTTGGACCAAACCCAGGTGGCGAGTCTAACTTCTATTATACTTCAGCATCAGACGAATTAACAGTAGAAAACCTTCAAATAGAAGGTAACTTAACTATTGTCGGTACTTTAAGTGCTGCTACAACTACAGGCAACCAAGGACCGCTTTGGGTGCCAGACAACATTACGATAGGTTATGGTGATGTTGAAGCAACTCCGACCGTTACACAAAGATATATCTCTGCTTCTAATACTTTTGCAGTTAAGTCTGCGGCAATTGTTAATCAAATTCGTTTCCTAAATTCAGCTAACACTGCCGTGTTTGATTTTAGTATTACGACTGGTAACTTTATTGCAACAGGTGATGTTCAATCTAATTCTGATGAGAGATTAAAAGAAAACGTTGAAACAATTGAAAATGCTCTCGATAAAGTATCAAAACTAAGAGGTGTTTACTTTGATATGAAAGCTAGACCGGGCGTTAGAAAAGTTGGTCTTATCGCGCAAGAAGTAGAAGAAGTGCTTCCAGAAGTTGTTTCTACCGATTCAGACGGAGATAAAATCAAGAGCGTTGCTTACGCAAACATGGTTGGTCTTCTAGTCGAAGCAATTAAAGAATTAAAAGATGAAGTTGACCACTTAAAAGGTCAATAAAATCTTTTATATCTTATTGTACAGTATTAGGGGGCTTCTTGCCCCCTTTTTCTTTCTATTATAAATAAAGAAAAAAGAGAAAGTAAACATGAGTTCTCAACTAAACATCTATATAGACAAAGGCACAGATTTCAGGCTTACAGTAGAGCTGTTTGATGAAGATGATTTGGATTTGCCTATCAGCAATTACGAATTTTTTGGTGATATTAGAAAAATATATTCTAATAAAAGAGCTGCTGAATTTGAGTTTCAAAAGTCTAGCAACGATATCACTCTTATATTAGGTGCAGATAGCACCAGCCAGCTTGCGCCTGGAAAATATCAATTTGATATTATAATGAAAAAACCAACTGGTGAATTATCTAAAATTATTAATGGTCTAGCATTCGTCATTTCAACTATCACGGAGGTATAAGACGTGACCGTTAAAGTTAAAGTTGGTCAGACTAGAAATATTCGTCTTGTAGCAGCAGGCGAAAAAAGACCAGTAATTGTTCCAGATTCTATTGTATTAGGTATAGATACGGTAGGCCAGTACGTTGCTCGCATCGATGGCGGGCAAGGTATCATTGTTGCGCCTGAAAATAATATAGAATCAGCTAATCTAGTAATTTCTCACGCTAATACAACTACAGAAGTAAGTAGTAACAATTCATTATTAGAGTTTATTAGAAATGCTTCTATTGACCAATTTGGTCATATAACATCATTAGTCGCTACAGGCCTTGATGCAAACAACTTTATTTCTGCAAATAATGTAATATCATCAAAGCAAATTACATTTGGTAATACTGCCATTACGCTTGGTGGTTCAACAGACGAATTTACGGGTTTAAATCTTTTAGAAGTTGGTAGCTTTACCATTTCTGCAAACACAATTTCTGCTCCCGACAATATTAATTTTAATATTGCAAATTCTGACGGTATCATTAATGCTGGTATTCATAGAATTATTAATGTAGAAGACCCAATTGGTCAACAAGACGTTGTTAACTTACGTTATTTAGAAGTAGAATTAGATAGAATTGAAACAACTGTTAAAGTTGTAAATGATCCTGTTCTACCAACAGACGGTGCTAATAAAAGATATGTAGACGCCCTTGTTCAAGGATTAGTTGTTCGCCCAGCAGCTTTAGCAGCAACAACCGCTGATCTTGGCGGGGTTTTTGAATCAGGCAACTCTACAGTATCTTCTACAATTACTTTAAATCCTATACAGTTTTTGTATATTGATGATGTTACTGCTTGGGATGTTGGCGATAACGTTGTTGTAAAAAATCAGATAAATCCTTTAGAAAATGGTAGCTACGATCTTATACAAAAAGGTGATGCTAACACAGCTTGGATTTTCCAAAGAACTGAATGGTCAAACCAAAGTACAGAATTACCAGGTTCGTTTGAGTTTGTTACTGACGGTACAGTAAACGGTGGTACAGGTTGGGTTGCAACTGTTGCTGATGCTTCAAACTTTTTAATAAACGTAGATGCTGTTACTTGGACACAATTTTCAGGTGAAGGTACGTTTACCGCAGGTCAAGGTTTAACACTTACTGGCAGACAATTTAGTGTTAATCAAACGCAGATATTATCTACAATTAATCCAGCAAATAATGCATTAATTATTTCTGGAACTGGCGCATTAAAGATTCCAGTTGGTTCTACTCTTAATAGACCAACAGCTTCTCAAGGTATGATCCGTTATAACACAACGGATGGTAGATTTGAAGCATACGACGGATTGGCTTGGACAGGTCTTGGCGGTGTAGTTGATGTTGACCAAAATACAAAAATCACCGCGGAAAACTTTCCTGGTGCTAATAACAACGAATTAAAATTCTTTGCAAACGGAACTCTGTCTGCAATGTTTAACGCTAATACAGCGTATTTCTACGGAAACGTAGATGTTACTGGTAACGTTAACATTGGTGGTAATATCACAATTGGTAACGCTAATACTGATACAGTTAGTGTTGTTGCAGATTTTACAAGTAATTTAAATCCTGATGCAGATAGAACTTATAATCTTGGTTCTGAATCAAAGAATTGGTCTACACTTAATGTAGATACAATTAGAAGTTCCGACGAAATTGTAAAATTTAATACAACTGGAGCTCTTAAACTTCCTGCCGCAAATACAGCTTTAAGACCTACTGGCTCTGCTGGTATGCTTCGTTTTAATACAGACGAAAGCAGATTTGAAGGATGGGACGGAACTATATGGTCTGGTCTTGCAGGTTCTGTAATTGACTTAGACAGAAATACTTACATCATCGCAGAAACATCTGCAGGCGCTAATAACAATGAACTTGACTTTGTAACAGATAATGTTCAAAGAATGCAAATTGATGCAACAGGCGATTTGCTCTTTGGTGCTGGTCTTAATAAACTTGTAATTGATTTTGCTACAGGCGACATGTTTGTTAATGGCAAGTTAACAGCAAACAATAATTTAATTATAGATCCTGTTGGTTATATTAGTGTTGCTAATAACACAATTACAGATCTTGCAGATCCAGTAAATCCTGGTGATGCAGTTAACTTAAACTATCTAAATAACGAATTTGCTTCTGGTCTAACAATAGTTGATAATGCAAATACGTATGTTGATGGTATTAACTTACTACAAAGTCCGACTATTGAAATTGGTCGTGGTCTTGAAGTACAAAACATTAGTACTGCAAACAATTCATTTAAGATTGGTCTTGATGCACTAATGGCTGGTTCAACAGGCATATACGGTAACGACGGATTTATTCCGCGCATTCGTATTACTGAAGACGGTCGTATTGATTTTGCTACAGAAATTGCAGTAGAATTACAAGCAAACGCAATTCCTGACTTTACAGAAACATCGCGCGACATTATTGGTTTAATGTTTACCGATGGTATTCATGAAGGTGTTAGTGTATTCAATGACGATCTTAATGATCGCATGAATATTCTTGCGAATAATTTTGGCATTACACTAGCTGGAGATGTTTCCGGCACAGCAACTGTTGCTCGCCTTGCTAATACAACTATTACAACAAGTTTAACTGCTAACTTCTTAACAACAGTTACAGGAGATGCAAATAGTGGTATTATTGTTACGCACACACCTGGACCAAATACAACTGCAGACCTTGATTTAAATTTCACTTATTTAAATACACTTTATGTTCCAGTAACAGGCGGTACTTACACAGGTAACATTAGTGCACCAAGATTTGTAGATTCTAATAATACTAATTTTTACATGGATCCAAATGGTACTTCACGCATTAACGATGTTGAAGTTGGCTTTGGTAGTACATTTTCGCAAATTAAAATGCGAGATGGATCTGGATCGTTTTCGATATTGTACGGCCAAGGCGGCAAAATTGGTTTCTTAAACAACACTTTTAACTACGCGGCTTACTCCGAAAGAGCAACAGGAAATTGGGTTGTAGAAAACGGTGATGTAAGAGCAAAAAGATTTGTTGACGTTGATTCAACTACATATTTTGTTAATCCAGCTGGTACAGATACTCTATTAAGACAAATAACAGTACAAGATAAAATTACTGTTAGCAGCATTGCTATTGGCGGCGATGTTGGTGTAAGAACTATTAAAACAACTACCGGCGTATTAGCTGTTGATGCAAGCGGTGGTATTAGTTTACAAGGTGCTGGCAACGATTTAAATGTTAATAGCTCTAAGATTACTAATCTTTTAAATCCTACATCGGGACAAGATGCAGCTACTAAGTCATATGTTGACGCAGCTGCTCAAGGTTTAAGAGTTATTCCTGCAGCGCTTGCTGCAACTACTACAAACTTAGATGCAACATTCCTTGCAGGTGTTCTTACTTCAAATAGCAATGGCGCATTTACTGTCGATAATGTTACTGCGTTTGTTGTTGGTAGTAGAGTACTTGTAAAGAATCAAACCGCGCAATTACAAAACGGTTCATACGTAGTTACTACAGTTGGTACTCCATCTACTCCGTGGGTGCTTACACGCGGAGAATATTTTAACGAATCATCTGAGATTCCTGGCGCTTTCCAATTTGTAACTGACGGTACTCTAAATAGAAGTACAGGTTGGGTTGCAACCGTAACAGACGCTGAAACTTTTGCTCTTGGTGTTAATCCTGTTGTTTGGTATCAATTCTCTGGTGCTGGTACGTATACGGCTGGAGAAGGATTAAATTTAACCGGAACACAATTTTCCATTTTAGATGGAGCTATTCAAAATATTAAATTAGCTAATCCTAGCATAAGTATCGCTGGAGAAGCTGGTGCAAATACATCGATTGCTTTAGGTGCTACACTTATTATTGAAGGAACTGATGGCGTAAATACGACAATTTCCAACGGTAAAGTATCAATTGCAGTAGATGTATTAGACGGTGGAACATTCTAATATTTAACCTACATAGGTTATTATAACAAAGGGACATAGATATGTCAACTATTAAGTTACGTAGGAGCGCCGTACCCGGCAGAATACCTACAGTCGAACAGTTAGATCTTGGCGAATTAGCCATTAACACAGCTGACGGCAAAATTTACTTTAAAAAATATGATGCGGGTGCAAATACTGAATCAATTATTGACGTATCAGCAAACTTAGATGCTAACGCGATCTTAGAGCTTTTAAAAGGTGTTGACGGAGCTAACTCAGGCCTCGATGCTGACCTTTTAGATGGACAGTCAGGTGCATATTACCTAGACTATAATAACTTCACCAACGTCCCTCCAGCCACCTTAGATTTAACTTTAAGTGGCAAAGTAACCGGTAATGCCTTCTCAAATACTGGCATTATGACACTGTTCACTGAGCTGGCAAATACAGGTGTTACTGCTGGTACATACGGTTCTGCTTCTCTTGTTCCAATTATTACTATTGATGAAGATGGTAGAATTACTGTTGCAAATACAGTATCAGTTGCCGGTGTATCGAACACTTACTGGACATCTTCTAATAACACATTTACAATTGAAACTGCTGATGGCGGCATTTATGATACCATCATTGAAGAATTTTCTGATATTACAGTAAACGATTTAACTGCAAATAATATCATTGTAAATGGTTTAGTTGATGGTCGTGATATTGCAGCTGATGGCGCTAAATTAGATTTATTAGAAGATGGTTTAGATCTTACACTAACTGGAAAAGTTACTGGTACCGCTTTTTCAAACAATGGGATAATGACTCTTGATACAGAGTTAGCAAATACCGGTGTTACTGCAGGAACTTATGGTTCTTCTACTCAAATTCCAGTTATTACCGTCGACGAAGATGGTCGTATTACTGTTGCGAACACTACATCGGTTGCAGGTGTAGACGATTTCACATACGCTGACGCAAATAATACTATTACATTAGAAACCGGTGATGGTTCTGTATTTAATATTCAAACAAAAACAACAGTTGAATTAACTGGTAAAGTTACAGGAACTGCTAATTCATCTTCTGGAACTGTAAGTATTGATGTTGAACTTGCAAATACCGGTGTTACTGCAGGCACGTATGGTTCTTCTACTGCAATTCCTATTATTACTATCGATGAAGATGGTAGAATTACTGTTGCAAATACTGCATCTGTCTCAGGTGTAGACGATTTTTATTGGACTTCTTCTAACAATACTTTAATATTGCAAACAGGAGATGGAACAGCATACGTAGTTCCAATTGAAGACTTTAACAATATTACAGTAAACGATTTAACTGCCAACAACATTATAGTTTCAGGTACGGTTGATGGCCGCGACGTCTCTGTAGACGGTGCTAAATTAGATGGTATTGAAGATGGTGCTACAGCAGACCAAACAGCCGCAGATATTCGTGGTCTTGGTTTCTTTGACGTAACAAACGATGGTGGTGGTTCTGGTCTTGACGCTGATCTTTTAGATGGCCAACATGCTTCTGATATTATTGCTGCAGCAGTTAGCCAATCTGGGGCGCAAATTGGTAACGGTAGAGTAACCATAACTGGTAACACAGGTCTCACTGGAACCGGTTCGTTTAATCTTAACGATTTTTCTAATACATCGATTACAATAACTCACGCTGATACTTCATCAGTAGCAAATACTTCAAATGCAAACGGCAACGTAATTACTGGTATTACTTTTGATACCTTTGGGCATACTCAAGCTGTTACGTCAACGGATTTAGATGGTCGTTACTATACTGAAACAGAGTTAAACGCTGGCCAATTAGATAACAGATATTACACTGAAACAGAATTAAATGCTGGACAGTTAGATAATCGTTATTATACTGAGACAGAACTAAATGCGGGCCAACTAGATAATCGTTACTATACTGAAACTGAAGCAGATTCTAGATTTGTAAATACTACCGGCGATACAATGTCTGGCAGTTTAACTGTTAATGCAGATATAATTCAAAAAGAATCTAAGTTTATTTCTGAAACGCAGACAACAACGTCTACTTCACAAGCTGCAATATATGCTTTTGCTCATGCTACATTTAGTGCAGCAGAAGTTTTAATTACAGCAACAGAAACAACAAAAAAGCATATCACAAAACTACTAATAACGCATAACGGTTCCACTGCAATTGCAACCGAATATGGTGTTGTGTATACTAACACTGAATTAGCAGATTACGATGTATCAATTGTCGGTCCGACATTACAAATATTAGCAACTCCAGCTAGTTCAATTTCTACTACATTTAAAATTGTAGCAACTTTGATTGATGCATAAAGTTATAAATATACCAATATCTAATTTCATAAAAAGCCTAACTGGGGAGAGTGAACCGAATGGCGAATAATAAAAAATTCATAGTCAAGAACGGCTTAGAATCGCAAGAAAATGTCGTAATTGGCACAACAACGGACGACGGAGTAAATAAACTCCAAGTCACTGGAAGCTCAAAGCTTACAGGCGCCGTTGAAGTCACTCAATCAACCGCGGCAACACCTACTGTAAAATTTACTAACAGCGCTGGCCCATCTGCGCTTATTGCAGAATTTGCTGGTACAAGTCAAAGTGTTAGAATAACTAATTTTTCTGCTGGCGATTATTCAATTCTTAATACCGGACAAAGCAACGGTATTCGTCTTTTTAATGATACTGCTGGTCTTGATATCCTTTATAATGGTAACACTGATTTAGTATTTAATTCTACTGGTATTGACTTTAAACGTGCTCCAACATATCTTGGCAATGTTTTCTGGAATGCAGGTAATGATGGTGCTAACTCTGGTCTTGACGCTGACTTAATTGATGGATTAGATTCTAGCCAATTCCTTCGCTCTGACGAAAGCGATACAATGAATGGTAGCCTGATAATTACAGGCAACCTAACCGTTCAAGGTACAACTACTACACTTAGTACTGAAACTATTCTTCTTGCTGATAATATTATTACTCTTAATAGTAATTACACTGGAAGTACACCTTCTGAAAACGCAGGTATTGAAGTTGAACGTGGCACACTAGCTAATTCAACATTTCAATGGTTAGAAGCTTCTGATAAGTGGGAACTTGGCGGACCATCACTAGGATTGATTCTGGGTGACACTTCTAACCGCCAAGGGGCAATCACATCTTACGCAAATTCGTTCATCATAGAGGCCGGAGGTGCATCTGGCGTATCAAGTGGTACAGTACTATTATCAGGTAGATTGTTCGGAACGGCTGCAAATGCAGGTGTAGCAGCATTCCACAATCCAACAACTAATATTTCATATGGTGAACTGCTATATAATGGTAGTCCTCGTATTCGTTCTGAAAGCGTTGGTGTAACTGCTCTCGGTAACTCTACAGTACAAGGTACTCTTACTGTTGGAACTGGCAGTGGTGGGGCGTATATTTACTTAGACGGTGCAGGTACAAACGGTACAATTTATTCGTCTGCTGGTGAAATTGGTTTCTTAAACGCATCTTTAAATTATGCTTTAAAAGTTGATACAGCTGGTGACGTAAGAGTCACAGACAATATCTACGCGCAAAAGTTTATTGATATTAATAACAACACATATCAAGTTGTGCCATCAGTAACTTCTGTTCTAAATAATATTGATTTAGAAGGTTCACTACGCCACAACGGTGACACTGATACATTTATTACTTTCCCTACTACAGGCAGAATTGGATTTACATTAGACGGTACTCAATACGGTTTAATGACAAACACTGCTTTCCAGTATACTGGAGATGTGATTGCTGATAGATTCTTAGATCGTAGTGATAATGCTTATTATGTAGATCCTGCAAATTCTTCTGTTTTAAATACAGTTGGTATTGATTCCGATTTATTCCATAATGGCGACACTGATACTAAGCTTTCATTTGCTACAGACTCAATTACGCTATCAACTGCTAACGTAGTAAGATTAACAGCCAACACAACTGCTCTTACATCGAGTCTTGATGTTTATGCGCCACGTTATTATGATTCAAATAACAACGCATTCTACTTAGATCCTGCTTCAACGTCAGAATTAAACTCTGCAAACTTCTATAGTGCTTCTGCAAACAACGCTATTAACGTTGGTATCAATGCTGCTCAAAGATTCAACATTGACGTTACAAGCAGCCAAGGATATATTCGTTATATTCAAAACGAAATAGATGCTACAGATCATTCAGTAAACTTTGAAATTATATCCGGTAGCGGTGGCCTAAATCGTTTTAACTTCAATAAAAATATTGATGTTGGATCAAATACTATTACTGGCGGATTCGGTGTATTTACTTCTGGTGCGTATGCTTCTGTTTTCTATGATTACGATAACGAAGCTTTCTTCGCCGACTTAAACAATACCGGCAATTCTATTAACATTGCGGGTACGGTTCAAGCTGGCAACGGAACTCTTGCGCTTCCTTCATACACGTTTGGTTCTGATACTAACACTGGAATGTATAGAGCCGGTGTAGACACAATAGGTTTCTCTGCAGGTGGTAACGACGAATTTAGAATTCTTACAACATATACGTTGTCTCCAGGTTCATCTCGTGCTCCTATCTTCTATGATAGCGATAATACAGCATACTATGGAGATTTTGCTAGCACATCAGTAATGAATCGTGTTGGTATCGATGATTACATTCAGCACAATGGAAACATCACTTCTTACTTCGGTTTCTCAGCAAACAACATCTTTAAGTTGTTTACTAACGGCGCTGAAAGATTAAACATCGATGATAACTCAGCAGACTTCTCTGTTGATGTTTATGCACCTCGTTATTACGACTCAAACACAATTACTTATTACGGTGATTTTGCTGCAACGTCAGTAATGAACCGCATTGATATTGACGACTATATTCGTCACAATGGAAATACGACTTCTTACTTTGGTTTCTCAGCAAATAACATTTATAAGTTATTTACAAATGGTGTTGAGAGATTAAACGTAGATGACGACTCTGCAGATTTCGCAGTTAACGTTTATGCTCCACAATATTACACTAATGATTATTTAATTCACAATGGTGATACAAATACTTATGTTGGTTTTGATGCTAATGACCAATTCGGTGTATGGACAAACGGTGTAAAACAAATTGCTGTTAATACAACAGCAGTAGCTATTAACCTTAATACAAATATTACTGGCGCACTTGATGTTACTGGTAGAGCTACGATTGGCAACAGTTTAACACGCCCAGACAGTCTTGCTGTTTTAGCTAATTCTGCTGCGCGAATTGGTGGAGCAGATGTTCATCTTCACGTTGCTTCATTAGGTGCTGCTGCAAACTATGCTGTTGCATTGCAATCTGGTCGCCAATCAGATAATGTTAGCTTCCCGTTAGTAATGCAACCAAACGGCGGTAACGTTGGTGTTGGTACACTTACAGCCGGAGCAACTCTTACTGTTAATAAGAAAACTGCGCAAGGAAATAACCCATTTGCGGCAGGTACTTCATTATTCAGTTTAGGTGACGTTGACGTAGTTGATTACAGTATTAGAACAGACTCGTTTGGTAATATCTTCCACGTTAATGATAACGGCGGAAATCAAATTTGGTACACTTCAAGTGCTGGCGGTTTATTTGCAATTTTAAATACCGGTGATGTTGTTGTTAATAACGATTCAACTACATACGCAGTAACAGACGCAGCTACAAACTTTATTGCTACCGGAACTGCATCAAATAATAAATTGCACGTCACAGGCAGTATTTCGATGGGATCTATAAATGATGTCATTAGTATTTACGGTGCAGACGGTGCTAATACAGCAATCACTTCAGCCACATTCCTTGGTGTTAATGAATTAGGATTTAGTGGCGGTGGCGGTTTCTACATGAACGATACTGCTACAGTTAGAGTTCGTGGTAATAAAGCCATCTCTACAACTGGTGATATTACTGGTGCCAGATTCATTGATGCAGGTAACAACACTTACATCGTAGATCCAGCTGGTACTTCAGTAATGAACCGTATCGATATTGACGATTACATTCGTCATAACGGTGATACTGATAACTACTTTGGCTTTGCAGCTAACGATACTTTCAGAGTATTTACTGGTAACGCACAACGCCTAAACATTGATAACGATTCAGCAGATTTTACTGTTAACGTTTATGCACCAATCTTCTATGATAGCGATAACAATGCTTATTATGGCGATTTCGGTGGAACATCAAACATGTCTCGTATTGATGTTGATGATTATATCCGTCATAGAGGCAACACTGATGCTTACTTCGGTTGGGCTGGAAATAACAACTTTAAGTTATTTACAAACGGCACTGAGCGCTTTAACATAGACGCAGACTCTGCTGATTTTGCAATTAACGTTTACGCTCCAAGATATTACGATAGTAATGACTCTACTTATTATGTAGATCCAGCTTCAGTATCAATAATGAACAATGTTTCATTTGGTGTTCCTGGTAATGGTTCAAACGTAAAAGGTCGTTTCTTATCTATTGAAGGCGACACTGACGCTAGTGGCGAAGGTTCAAGTCGTATCTTCTTTGCAGAACATAATTCAACAACTGCAGATCAAGATAAGTACGGTATGGCTCTTGCATATCGTGGCGGTAATGCAGCTATCAATAGTGTTACAGGCCAGCCAACTACATTAACTGGACTAGGCAACGGCGAATGGGGTCTCCTTGGTTATGATAATAGTATAAGCGGCAACTGGGCAATGAGAGGCCCACGTTCATCGGCTTATGTTGAAGCTCGTGGCGATTTCCGCGCACCTATCTTCTATGATAGCAACAACACCGCATATTACGGTGACTTTGCTTCTACTTCAATAATGAACATTGTTCGTGTTGGCCAACTTCAGGTTGATGACGCAACAACATTTATCGATAGCAGAGCGGGTGATTACGGTACTATTCGTGTAGAAGGTACTACTGGTGCAGGTTCATGGGCAGGTTACGCTATTCGTGATGACTGGGTCTTCATGTCAAACGGCGCAGCGTCTGCCGGTATTTACAATGACACTGACAATGAGTGGGCATTAGAAGCAGCTCAAAACTCTTGGACAAGATTATACGCTAACGGTGTCCATCAGCTTAGTGCTGAAAACGGTTATGGCTTTGCGCCAACTAGTATGCGTTCACCTATCTTCTATGATAGTGACGATATTAACTATTTTGCAAACTTTGCGGCTGGTAACGCAAACAACGCAATCAAAGTAAACGGTAGAATCTTTAGAGAAGGTTTTACTGCTGATAGTGGTTCAACAAACACATTCTTGCTAGCGCAAGATGAAAACCAATTTATTTGGAACACTGCTACAAACTGGGGTATTTTCTGGGCTACTAACACGTCAGCTGCTTATCGTTACACGCCGTTTGGCGATAACATGATTTCGTTTGTCGGTGCTGGAAATTTAAGAGCAGCTATTGACCTTGATAATGGTGCTGCGTATTTCCAAGGTGCTGTAACAGCAGCTGATTTTAAAATCAACGGTGGTAACGAAGATCTAGGTATCTTAAAAACATACGGATCCGGTCTTGGCGATACAATGATGTTTGACGGTACTGAGTACTGGGAAAAACGTGTTATTAAAGTAATGCAAGGCGCTGAAGCAAACGCGACAAATACTACTGCAGAATATGTTAAAAATAACAACGGCCCATTTGCTTCTACATATGCATTAAGAACAAATCAATATCGTACTTTTGATTCTGATTATATTCCAGTTGAACCAGGAGAACAAATTTACGGTGAAATTGCTGTAAGATATATTTCTGGATCTGGTGGTCTTGTTTATATGGGTGTTCGCCGCTATGATAAAGACAAACTTGCAATTGCTGGCAATGATGGTATTGAATATTTCGTTGTTGGTGGCAACAACGTAACAGATACTAACTGGCAAACATTCCGCGGTCATACTACAATTCCTAGTTCACATACTCCGTTTAGTGGATCTGACGGTGGTGCATGTAAGTATGTTCGTGTAATTGTTCTTATGAACTATCCGAACGCAGGTGGTCCTGCTCTTCGTGAATACGGTCCTCCAGTTTTAAAGCGCGTAAATCACTTAAGCAACCTTGTAACAGATTTTGACTTGAGCGTTGGTGGAAATGCAACTATCACTGGTGACTTAACTGTTGATGATATCACATCTGATGTTATCGACGCTAACCTATTTAGAGATAGAAGCAACAACGCTTACTACGTAGATCCATACGGATTTACTAATCTGGGTCGTGACACTGGTACAGTAGTAGCAATTACAAAAACTGGCGCAAGTACTGACAATACATTAATTGTTACAAACACACGCGGTGATCATTCTTACGGTATTACTGGCGAGTTTAGAGTTGAAGGCACTGCTGGTACAGATAGACCATCTATTCTATTCTCATCTGGATATAACTCAAATACTTGGTCTGCAGGTTTTGGATTTACTGATAGTAATTTTAGAATTAAATACGATCACGGCCATAGAAACGGTAGTTGGGGTACAACTTCTCTTGAAATAGACAGAAGCAGCAACGTTTGGGCTTATGGCTCTATGCGTTCACCTATCTTCTATGACAATGATAACACTGGATACTACGGTGACTTTGCATCAACATCTAACTTAAACGCTTTAAATGCTGAAGCTACTACAGTTCGTCATCTTAACTTTAAAGGTGAAGGCGGCGATAGTGGTGTAGGTACTCGTGCTTACTCTATCTATCAAGAAGCTGGAGCTTGGTCATTCCCATATCCAGATTTAAGAATTGCATTCCACACTGGTATTAAGTTTGGAGCAAATTCAGGCTATCAAGGCATGCGTTTTTATGATGATTATACTATGGTCACGCAGGTCATGTCTATCAACAATGCTAATGACGCGCTTGGTGCTAATAACGTTTACGTTAATAACAGTTTGCAAGCTGGTAGTTCATTAAGAGCTCCAATCTTCTATGATTCAAATGACACTAATTATTATGGTGACTTTGCATCAACATCTGTTGTTAACGTTCTAAGAGCTAACCAACTACAACTTGATGGTTCTACATATACTATCGATTCTGTGTCTGATGATTATGGTTCTATTGCAGTAAACGGATATAGAAACGGTTGGGCTGGTTACTCTATTAATAATCAGTGGGTGTTTATGTCAAGTGGTCCAGGTAATGCTGGTATCTACAACGATGTTAACAATCAATGGGCTATTTTAGCTGCGCAAACTTCAGATGTTCAAATCTTCTTCAATGGAACATGGGAAGAGCGTTCACGTTCTGGATTTATGGAAGCTCGCGGATCTTACCGTGCACCAATCTTCTATGATTCAGATAACACAGCGTATTTAATTGATGGTAACGGCACATCAAGACTCTTAAACCTTAACGTTGATAACGTAATTGGTGGTAGCGTTAATGGATATTCTGAATTACTCTTAAGCAGAGATAACAGAACAATTGCGCCAAGTGAAGATCCGGCTGCCAGAATGCGTTTTGGTTTTACATCTTGGGCTAACAACGATTCGGCACCATATGCCGATTACTTGCATTTAAGATCTTATACAGATGCGTCTGGTGGTTCAGATAATCTTATAACATTCCTAAAATCCGGTATTGGAATGCGTATTAGGCAACAAACTTGGGGTTCTGGAACTGCGTATTCTACTGTTAGAAACGTTACAATTTATAACGAAAACCCAGGCGCTGGAAATGATTTGTATGCTTCTATCTATTATGATAGCAATGATACTTCATATCGTGTAGATCCTACCGATACATCCATTATAAGATATCTAAAAGTTAATACAGCGGGTTCAAGCTCAGGAACTCGTGCGTTAACTATTAAATCTGACGGACAAGCAGAAATTAACTTCGGGGCTTATCCCGGAAATTGGACATCCGCGCTGCAAATTCAGAATAACAACAATACTGACTTTGTGTGGATTTCTCCTCTTGATGATGGACAAAATGCAAGATTTAGAACTGGTGGGTCTGGCTTAGATATCTATACAGATGGTGGTTCTGGTGATGCTGGTACTTATTCAGCATTTATTGGTTCTGGATCTGTTCGTTCATCAATCTTCTACGATCTAGATAATACGGGGTATTACTTAAATCTAAACGGTTCTTCAAACCATGCTGGTGATTTTAGAACTGATCAGTTTTATGCTCGTGGTTGGTTCCGCAATGATAACAGCGGCACTGGTCTTTATAACCAAGCTACTGCGATGCATTGGTATTCTGATACAAGTTCACGTTTTAGATTATACAGTACCACATCTACATCACAGATTTTGATGGCTACAGCAGGTGATGTTGCACGTGGTTATGTTTATGCTGAAAACGATAATAGCATTGGTTTCCTTAACAACGGCGGAAGCTGGCGCATGCGAATCGTTAGCGGCGATTGGATAGACGTTGGTGGTTCAAGCATTCGTGCGCCGATATTCTATGACAACCAAGATACAACTTATTACGTAGATCCTAACAGCAGTGCTAGAATAGCAACAGTAGGCGTTGGTCTTGCTGCCAACAACGGCGGTAAACTAAGCGTAACTGGCGGACATGGCGATTCTAATATTAGAGTAACTGCTCAAGGTAACCAATTAGGTTCTGGTGTTACTTCATCTATGCATTGGTGGGTGTCTGAACCCGGCGTTACATGGAACGAAGGTGGTTTCGGATTTAACGTAACCAACGATGGTGGTACTCCATCTGGCTTTGGACGTCCTAATACGTCTTATGGCCAAGGCTACATGAGATATACTACTGGCGGCGATATTGTTGTTTATAACACAAACACGTCTGGTACAAGATTCCAAAATATGGAATTCCTTTCAAACGGAACTGTGTATGCAAACAACTATCTAACTGGCGGCAACAGTCTTCGTGCTCCTATCTTTTACGATAGTCAAGACACTGGGTATTATAGCGATCCAAATGGCGGCAGTAGATTAAACACTACGGAAAATATTGGCAGAGTTGGATTTAGTAATTACCTTGTAAGCCGTAATGAAGGCGGCATGATGGGTAGCTACAACGCTACTGGTACTGCAGATAAGGTAATCTGGACTATCGGTGAAAGCTGGCCTCTTGGTAACATGTATGGTCTTGCTTATTCTTACGGCGGTTTTGGACCATTTGGAACTCAACATAAGCTTGTACTGAGAGAAAACGGCTCTACATCTACACAATTTGGTTTTGGCGGCAATATGTATGTTGCGGGTTCTGGCGCAGCCCAAAACGACTTCCGTGCTCCTATCTTCTATGACTCAAATGATACTGCGTATTATTTTGATGGTGCAAGCGTAAACTCTACACGATTCGAAGGTGTGAGTAATAGAACAAAAGCAATGATGGGTCTACCAGGTAGAACCGGATTTAGTGCGGAATATTACTCAGCAAGACCTCGTATCACTGGTGATGTAAACTACTGGACCGGCTCAATGGGCTGGGGTACGATCGATATGAACGATCTTGCTCACTGGGGTTCTGGTTTCATTGACTCTTGGAGCAACCCTGGTAACCAACCAAGTGGTACATCACATTGGGTAGGTACGCAAGCATGGCACTATACTGATAACGGCAATGCTCGTTATGGTTGGCAGCTAGTTGGTGGTCCAATTGGTAACCTTCGTTTCCGTCAATCATGGTCTGGCTTTAATGCATGGCGCACAGTTCCAATGCTTGGTGTTAACGACGGTAACGGCGCTGCAATGTATGCTAACATTTATTATGATAGTGATAACACTGGTTACTACTGCGATCCGTCCGGTTCTTCAAACTTAAACCTAGATTTAACAACTGACCAGTATTACGCTCGCGGTTGGTTTAGAAATAACAACGTAAATACAGGTCTGTACAATCAGGGTACTGGCAGCCACTGGTATTCATCAAGCTCGCAATACTGGAATGCAACTGGTAATAATAACGGCGCGGATATGAACATCCGTGGTTTAGCAGCTTATCAGGGTACAAGTCGTTTCTGGTTGCACGGTGCAACTGATGGTTACCAAGGATTCTTGAATTCAAACGGTTCTTGGTTGTTCAGAATGTCTCACAACGCTGGCCAATCGCCAGGTATTTGGTTCTACGAAGCTGGTGAAAGCTGGACTGGTAACATTGGTGCTGACGTTGGTAAGATTGAATACCACGCAAACCGTTTCTACATCGTGTCTGGTTCTAACTCAGATCGTATTGTGCAGTTTAGACGTGACGGTAGTGATTTCTCTTATATTGCTAACGATGGTGTATTTGTTGGTACTGCAACTTCAGCTCGTTGGGCCGACTTAGCAGAACGTTATGAAGCAGACGCTATCTATGAAGCAGGTACAGTATTAGCTATTGGTGGAGATAAAGAAGTTACTCTTTATCAACCTGGTATGCCACTTGCTGGAGCAATATCAGTTAAGCCTGCTTATCGTATGAATGATGAGAATTACGGAAACGATAATTCTATCGAATCTAAGATGAATCCGTTTGTCGCTCTTAAGGGTCGTATTCCAGTTCTAATCAATGGTTCTGCTAAAAAGGGACAGTGGATTATTGCTGATAAAGACGGTAAAGGTAGAGCTGTAGATTACGACCCT